TTGGTAAATGTCCAGCTTCATGACAATCAAGCATGGCTTGTTTAGTTTGATCTGCTGAGGATCCTTGAATCAATCTGTTTAATGCTTTGTATGTATAGGCTCTCTTAATATTATCTCTACCATACTTAGCTACTGCATTATCAAATGTTTCTGCAAGGTGTAAACCAAAGTCTTTTGTTTCCCATTTATCAAATCTACATTTTCTTCCCTTCTTAGTTCTGATAATTCCTTTTTCATCTGCTGCAAGTTTACATCTATCAGATAGCTTCTTAATAAAAGGTACCTTCTTATTGTACTTAACAATTAATTCATTGGCCTCTTCTTTAGTTACTCCTAAGGAAAGTGCTAACTTATTCTTACCCATTCCATACATAATACCTAATCCAATAGTCTTAGCCTGTGCTCTCTCTATTCCTACAAGATCAGCTATTGTTTGATGGAAATCTGCATCTCCGTTTTTATATGCCTCTAGTAACTCCTGGGAGCCTGCATAACCGTTCTCTCCAACAGAAGCTGCATAGTGAACCGTCATTCGTGGTTCTTGCTGTGAGTAGTCAAATGATCCCCACTGGTAGCCCTCTTCTGGAATAAATAGACTCCTGATCTTAGGACCAAAGTCTTTATTTCTAGCAGGTACTTGTTGTAGGTTAGGGTTCGACATACTCAGTCTACCGGATACTGTACCACCAAGATCGGATCTTAATTGTTGAATCTCTCCATGAATCCTACCGTTGACTTGGTATCTTAATATAGAAGACAAGAAGGTACTGTGAAATTTATTTACCTCCCGGGCTTGAACTATTAACTGGGCTAGGTTATGTTTATTGTTAATCAACCAATTTTGTGTAAAGGAAGGCTCTTTTGTTTTTTCAGTTCGTGGATAGTCTAGTTTCAGTTTGTCAAAAGCTTTGGCAATCTGGCGGCCTGCCCAAATATCTATCTCTATTCCTGTTTCTTTCTTTATGGCCAGTAGTATTTCTTTTTCTTGGCTCCTCATTTCTGTTCGTAATATTTCAGCTTGTTCCTCTTACACCTCGTTGACGCATTTTTATTAGGATCGGAAGTAGCTTCTGTTCCATTTCCCATACAGTAGATAAACTTTGTGTTTGTATCTCTTGTTTAAATCTTTGCCATAATCTTAATGTAAGCACTGCGTCTTGCTCTGCATAATAACCAACATGTTCTGCTGGTAACTTCCACATCTCTGCTTTAGGATCTATACCATGAGCTGCTGCAGCTTCTCTTAAATCTGTTTCTGCTTTTATCTCACCTAAGTATTCTATTGATAAGTTGTTTAAAGAATAAGAATATCTATTCTCATCTATCAATGCTGCTGCTATCATCGTATCAATTATTTCACCGTGGACCGTGAACCCTGATGCTTCTAACCAACCAACATCGTACTGAGCATTATGAAATATTTTAGGACACGGTAAGCTACATATTTTTTTCATATAAGCTTTCACTTGTTCCGGTATCATGTTACCACCACCTAAATGTCCAAAAGGAAAGTAACCCTGCCAGCCATCAACGCTACTGCAAATCCTACAATCTCTCCTTTACCTATGGCCCAACCAGCACCAAGCTTTTCATTAATACCATCATCCCTAGTCTCTAAGTCAATGGCTATCTCTGTAGCACTTGATAAGTCTTTATACTCTGATGGCGTGTTCCACATTGATTTCTTAAACGTTAACGCTAATTGTAATCCACTCATTATATTAATCCAAACATAAATATTGTTATAATTAACAAACCAAAAATATCAGTATATGTATTCATTTCTTTTTAATGTCCTTTAATTTTAATTTTTCTAATTCACAGTAATGAATTATCTTATCTAGATCCTGGACTGCAGTTCCTTTAAACAAATACCTACAGACATACTTCACAACACAACCCTGAAAAAACGAGAGATTATTTTTTGAAATAAACTCATAAGGTTGAATAGGAAATTTTTTATAATGGGATCCACCGATTTGTCTATCTTGTGGAAACGATTCATCAAACATATCTTTATTGCTCATTTTTCTCCTGTACATATATTAAATAGTCAGACCCTATTGGGTAGTTAAACTTATAGTCAGTTCTTAGTAGATGTAAAGTTTTTTTAGCTCTGGTTGCACCGGTATACCAAACCTTACGCTCATCACTCTTCTCTTGCTTATCTTTGTTATCATAGTCTGATGGGTAGTTACCTTTACTATAAAGTACTACATGATTAGCTTCTCCACCTTTAACACTATGGATAGTATCTATTGTAATTAAAGGATCTTTATCTAATTCCTTTTGACCATAACGTCTAAGCAATCTAATAAAATGTCTTACTTGTTTTGGTTTAAAATTTCTTCTCAACATCCAATACCAAGGTTTACTTTTTTCTTCCTCAGTAATTTGTAGACCACACCACTGCTGGAGCTCATCAAAGTTATAATCTTTTAAATCAGGTTCATTACTCCAGAACTTATCTGATCTAAACTCTGGCTTCTCTAACTCTCTAACAAACTTATACATGTTCTTAGCCTGCTTCTTATTTATTGTTTTACCTTTAGTAAGAGTGGTCCAGGCTTTAATAGCTTCCCATTGTTTTACATCAAAGCATTTAGTTTCTTTATTATCTTTGTAGTATAAGCCTGCATCCTTAGCTAACATTCTTAATTCATTTACAGTTTCATGTACTCTTCCTAAGATATACCAATCTTCTTTTAGATCTTCAAAAGGGATCTCTCTAAAAGATAAATAACTTTTAACATATCCTTTTGCATCTCCTGGTTCATATTCTTTTTCTTCACTATCTGTAATACCTCTTCTTATAACCTGAGAGAATTTGTAAACAGCTTCTCCGAATCTTTGAGTCTTTCTTAATTTTACTTTACGGCCTGGGAAAAACTTAGTGAAGTATTTAGGATCTGCACCATTCCATTTGTATATACCTTGGTCATCATCTCCTGCTAAATAAATACGATCTACTTTATCAGCCATCTTATATATGACCGACCATTGTAGTGGAGTACAGTCTTGAGCTTCATCTAATATTAAAACTTTTAATTTAGGAAAGTCTAAGGCAATAGCTTTCTCAATCATATCATCAAAATCAATATATACTTTATCCCCACCATGTTCTTTATAGTGTTCATAGGTTGCAATCTTTCTTTGGAATATAGTTAGTGAATCTTTTTTATAGTTCTCTCTTTTATAAGCTTCCTCTGGAGATATAAGTAAGTTTCTAGATTTACTATATATACCTAAAGACCAATCCTTATACATGAAGTTATCATCATCTAATCTTTGATCACTTGTCTTAATAATCTTAGTATCTAATGCAAAGTCTATAGCACAATGTTTAGGATCAAAAACATCTTCACTAAAATATCTTCTACAATATGTATGTAATGTTTTAAATCTTAAGAAGTCTTCTGTTGAATAGTTTGGAAAAGATTCCATTGCTCTTTTAACTGCAGTGTTAACTGCTTTGTTTGTAAAAGATAAGTAAGCTATATCACTTGGTTGTACACCTTTTCTTAAATAATTTTTTAAGACTCTCTCAATTAAGGTATATGTTTTACCTGTACCAGGAGGACCAAATATCTTTGTCGTTTTATGATAAAGCTTCTTTAGCTTAATCAGTTCTGAATTTTCCTGTGTGGAAGTCATCATCCATCTCCGATACTGTTTGCTTACTGTTATTATCTATTACTTTTTTGTAGTCAACAAACTTAGGCATTTGTACAGACCATACATTCTTAACACCTTCATGGTAATCAAGTCTTGTGCAACCTAATAAATTTAAAGCTTCAGTAGCACTCTTGAATGTTTTATTGTTACCTAAAAACTTTTCAAAAGTTATCTTCTTAAAGAAACAAGTATTAGTTTTAGAATCTAGTATAACATAGTTGTCCTGTAGTTTCTCAAAGCTATCTTCCTCGATATGACTCTCAAAGAACTTTTTAAGAAAGTTATATTTCTCTTCATCTAAAGTATCTTCAAACTTCATCTTCTCATTCTCTACAGCTTTTCTAACTAGGGTAGCCATAAGCATTTCAAATGGAGAGGGCCCTGACTTAGGTCTAGGTAAAGTCATCCAATAGATACCATATCTTAATAGCTTAACTCTAAAAGATTTTTCATCTTTAATATCTTCTGGACTAATAATAATTTTTTCTTCCTGGAATGTAAAAGTGTACTCAATAGATTTTGTACTTCTAATAAACTCTACATCTTCAAAGTCATCTATCATGTCTGGTACTTGAGAACCTATTCCTAGCTTTCTTAACTTACATAAATCTTTATTACATATAGGAGCAATTGCATTTGTTTTTGGTGGACATTTATATGCATAGTCTTTTTTAGCTACAGATTTAGATAGGGCCTCAACCTCTCTAGGATCTAGAGGTGTTGTAAAAATTTCGTAATTTCTTTTTTGTAATATAGATTGAATCTCATTAACGTTTAAGTTGCCATCTGCTTTCTTCATCTCAAGAACACCAACATTAAATAATAAATCGTTTCTGTGATTACCTTCCCATTTCTCTGAAATCATTTTTTGAACACAAGGTGGATAGTGTTTCCAATCTGTTTCTGGTTCGTAATCTTTAACTTTAATATTATTTAATTGTTCTAAGCTTACTGTCTTATTAGATACCATCTCTAAAAAGTTACTTATTAGAACAGGTGTATTGTTATCGTTGTAAGCAAACTCAGTTGTTTGATCCATGTTAAAGTAAGGCATGTTCAAACATTTGTTCATTGGGAATACTTCATCAGAATGAAAGAAGTTATTGTTCCATTCATTTAATTTTTTAAGAACATCTTTTACAGGTGTCCAATCATTTAAGAATAAGAATAAGTGTAAGCCTCCAGACTTTGATCTTACTACTATTAAAGGTAATTTATTATCTCTTATGATATCTACAATTTTTTTCTCAGAGAATGTAGTGTAGTTTCTAGGGTCAATATCTATACATCCCCATTTACATACATCACCATTCTCAGGTTTTATCCCAATACGTGTTTCACCTTTTAAATGTTTTTGCCATAACTCAAGAGTAACAGGTTCGTGGACCGTGAGAACTTTAACCTGCTTCTTACCCCGTTCATCTACTTCCCCGGTAAGGGAAGTAGTAATGAACAGTTCAGAGTTACCCTCAAATAAATTTAAGAGTTTCTGTTCCATTAGAATGGTACAGCTTCTTTAGTTGTTGGGCTGTTGTTTCCTTGAGACTGATTGTCTGCTGAGAAATCTACTTTCCCAAAGATATCACTCGTCATAGCACTCTTATAGAAAGCTTGAGTTGTTTCTAGTACTGGTAAATTATCTTTAGCAGTTAAGAACTTATCAAACTCCACTACCCAACCATACCAAGAATTCTGTGAATTAGATTCCTTAGTTGTAGATAGTCTATAACTTGTAGACCATGAAGGCGGATTGAACAAACCAGTTTTACCCTCAGCTCTTCTAGACATAATCATAGAGTTCCAAGTTTTTGATTTCTTCTTTTGCGTTGACTTCATAGTAATCAATGCTTGCTCAACTGGATTATGATTCTCATCCAATATATAAACAAAGTGATTACCAGTGTCTTCGATATAATTA